GTAGTCATTAGGAGCATCACTTACCCAACGATCTGGATAATAATGAGTCATTTGCTCACCAGTATAAGCTGTGTTATACCCTAATGTGTTTACATAACCTTGGTGATATTTCTTAACATTAAATCCTGAGCGACGTAGATTATACAACAAAGTTCCCTTTGGATATAACTGTGGATTTGGTGCATCAAAATCAACGAATGTACTGTGTAATAGTGTAGCGATTGGCGATGGATCACCAGTTCCTGTATTAGTACCAGTAGTTGGTTGAACATTCCAACGAGCATCAGCAAATACAATACCATTTTGTGTTGTATGATCTTCGTTGTTAATCAATGTCCACGATTTAGTTAGATAATTGAAACGATAAATCTCTGGCCATGATTGTAAATTGCCAGAGTTAATCCATAGGTCGCCGTTGGCTAATGGAAGACCACCGCTTTGTAATGTAGGTTGTGTTGCACTAACAATTGGACCCATTGGATCAGTTGTGCTACCACCAACTGCTTGATTAATTGTAGTTGCACCTGAAGTCAAATAACCTACCCATGCACTACCTGTATTAATTAAAATATCTACATCACTTACAGAACTGTCATACCATAATGTGCCATTTGCTGGATTTGAAGTTGGAGCAGTAGGACTTGGAATTACTAATGCTGTTCCTGATGAGTTAGTTGCGGCCCATGCTGTGATAATATAGCTATTAGCATTTCCAGTTGGATCTGTATAGAAGTTAGTAGTTGTACCAACTGTTAATAATTTTGCTAGAGGAGTATTTGTACCATCTACTAGACGAATATCACCGCCTTGTATATGGCTGATGCTAACTTGATTAGATCCGGTTACTGTAGCTGAAATATTACCTAATCCAGATGTTTGATTATTAATTGCGGCTGCTAGTACTGCGGCATCGCCTGCGTTGCCAGCGGCTGTGAACGTTACTGTTACTGCTGATGGCAATGAACTACTACCTACCTGACTTGATGTAATAGTAAATGTGTTACTACCAGATGTTAGTGTACTTGATCCAATGATGCTTGTTGTAGCAGTTGTTGATCCTGTGCTTGTACGTTGATAGATTTTAAATTGTGCGTATGCAGGAGTTGCTTCATCGTCGTTGTATTTTACATATACACTACCGACTGGGATATTAATACCACCACCTGTTGCATCCAACGCGGCCATTGCGCTTTGATTATTTGGATATAACTGTGGAATTGATTGGCGTAACCAAGCACCTGAATTTTCACTATACTTTTCAATATCCCAATTTGCGCCTAGATTGACTGGAGTTGTCTTGATCCAAACTGATCCACTTGGGTATCCGTATACTGATGACGGATTTTGATATGAACCAAAATTAGGAACATTATAGTGAGGGCTAATCTGTAATGATAACGCTTTAAACGTACCAGTTGTTCTTTGGTTACCTGACGAATCAGTGTAGTTAAAAATCTTAACAAATGCTGAGCCTGTTATTACAACATCGGCACCTGATGAGTAAATGTTTAAATAACCGTTTTGTACGCTGGCTGTTAAACTTGTATGTGCAGTAATAGCTGTTGCTACTCCACCTAAAGTTGTTACGCCTGTAATTGTATACCCGTTAACTACAAGTGTATCACCGCTTAACAATGTTGGAGCTTGGATATTACCAACTGCTGTAGGCTGTGATTCAACCCATGCTGTTGATCCAACTTGCACCCATGTACCTGCTGTGCTTGCGGCTGATGTGGAACCGGCAGTTCCGTCACTAGCTGTGTTAGGTTGTTTGTACCATAGAGTAGCAAGTGTTGTAGCTGCCACAACTGCGTAGCTACCAACTGCGCCGTAACTTGTTAATGGAGCATAGTTAGGTGAACCTGTTGTAAGTGCTGATGAAGTAATTACTGGCACTGTTTGATTTGCAAATGTTTGTCCGTCTGTTTGGGTAGCTGGATTAGAGTTCCATTTAAAAACACCAAAACTTGTTGTTGATGTATTCCACCAGTATGTACCATCAATTGGTGACCCAATCGGAGCTGTAGCACTGCCTTCTAATTGTGCTAGATCAATGTCTGCACGTACCACGTAGGCTTGATTTGATACACCTAGGAAACTATAAGCGGCTTGTAGACCATATTCGTTTACTTCGCCTGCATTAACGGGATTGTTTGCCGCATCAGTCTGGAAGTAAGGAATACCGAAAGTTGATCCTAAATCTGCTTGGCTTGTTAAAAGATATAAATTACCTGCATTAGCCGCAAGTGTTCCTGGGGCAACGCCTGTGCCAGCTGAATTCATTTTATTTGCTTGTGTGGCAACAACGATAAGAGGGACTGTGCCCGGAGCAGATGGGTTATAAAAACTCTCATCTACTACTGTTACGCTTACGCCTGGTGAACTTAATTGAGCCATTGTATTATCTCCATGAGTACATGTTCTTGTATGTATTTATAGCTTTTGGACATTTTGTATGTGTTAACGCCCTAATAAAAGGCCTTAAAAAGGCTTAAATATGAGCATGAGACCTTTATGTTCGTGCGGTTTACGTCCTGTAGCGATAAATTACTACAAAAATGGTAAGCCATTTTATAGAAGCCAGTGTGGGAACTGTAACAGTGGTGTTAAAATACCGCGGTGGTATACCAGCGGATACAGACTTAAAAATGTCTGTGATAAATGTAACTTTAAATCACCGCATCGAGAAGTGTTTAATGTATTTCATGTGGACGGAGATTTAAATAACTGCCGTCCTACGAACCTAAAAACAGTATGTGCTAATTGCCAGCGAGTCCTGCATAAAGAGGGGGTTCGCTGGAGGCAAGGTGATCTTGTTCCGGACTTATAATTCCTTGGACTTTAGAATACAAGTCATCAATGCTATCATCGTTAGTTAGAACATAGTCAAATTTAGTGCCTACCCAAGCAGTTTCACTAGCATGAATATTCAGCTTGCCCATACGGCTTTTAGCTAGAGCATAATTCATGCAACGGTCCCCGGCATTCATATCTGCGGCATCTCGATACCATTCGGGTTCTGGGCCACGCTTTACACGGATTACGATACCACCAGCATCTTTGATTGATTTAATTTCGTTAGGAAAACGGCAGTCGCTGATAACAATATCGTCCTTGCTGGTACGTAGTTTATTTTCCAAACTGGCAATCCACATGTCATCATGGAACCCATTTCGACAAACTTCTGTACCCCAATGCTGTAAGACCCAACGCGGAGTAAGATTAGGCATGTTTAAGCGTTCTGCCCACCAAGTATCAACTTCTTCTCGCCATGCCCGAGCTTGTGTTGTACGTCCTTCTAACATGGTGCGATCCCAACCAAACACTGCGCTGACAGCATCTTTAAGACTGTTGGCGAATGATTCTCGTCGGTATCCGTGAAAGTTGGTAAGATAATCGGCAATCGTATCTTTGCCGGAACCAATAAAACCGCAGACGCCTATAATCATGTAGATCTCCTAAAGATGCTACAGTATATAACAGTTTTATTACAAGGTCAAAATATTTGTTAGCCAGTTATAAAGTAATAGGCATTGCTACCATTGGCTTCATTATTGATAAGTTCTTTTTCTAAGACATCAATCATTTCTTTGGATTCGCTAATCAGCGCAGTGCCATTTAGTGTGATCGGGGAGCCAGGCCCTGCAATTGATCCAAATTTGCTACGAGCTTGTCCTAGCATCTGCTTGCATGTTGCCAGAGTATAGTCTCGTAACCATTGTTTGCAATAGATGTCTTGTAACAATACCCAATCTGGACGATAGTTATAACATTGTACCAGTATCTGCTCGCCTTGTGCAAAAGGACGTTGTAGGATATTTAAAATATGTGTAGTGGGCTTCCAAAGGAATTCTATGTAACTACCAAACATACGCCCTACTAGTTTCTGATAGCCGGCAAATGCATCATACGTTGCTAGTCCACCCATCATGCTACCTGACATCAGATAGGTGTTAGTATAGGCTAGATTAAACGGCTCAAATAGCGTACCGCCTGCACCAATACCAGTTCTTGAGCCAATAGCTCTACGAAACACTTGACGTACTGTGATAACTTCATCAGGTAATCTGTATTCATTTTGATCCTGTATTAGTTCTAAAAACATGTAGCTTTCTTCAACCGCATTAGGGCTACGTTGACGATATCGTACCAGCGCACGATCTAGGGCTGTTTCATAATGCTTAGGATCTAGCTCAACTTCAACCATGCCGTCACCTAGCATTTGCTTTACGTAATCAAATACTTTGTTACGTTCTTCAGTAGAATTTGATTGGGTTGTTGACGGCAGATCATCCATATTATTGTCCTCTTACTATATTTAGCTATCGATAAATATGTTACTATGCCAAGATTAAGTTTATTTAAACCAGAAAAAGGGTTGGACTATAAGTTTATAGACCGCCAAGCTAGCGAAATGTTTCAGGCTGGCGGGACTGACGTATATCTGCACAAATATTTAGGTGCAAATACCGACCCGGCAAATGCCACAGCATCTCAACCAAACTATGCTACTACAGCAGTTACAAACATCCAGGATTTATTATTCCTAGAAAATCGCGATCGTACTTATGATCCTGAAATTTATCGTATTCGTGGCATGTATAATGTACAAAATATCGACTTTAATCTAAGTCAGTTCGGTTTGTTTATCGACAACGACACCCTATACATGACTGTGCATATTAATGATTTTGTCAAATATATTGGTCGTAAACCAGTTAGTGGTGACGTTTTAGAACTTCCCCACCTGCGTGATGATTTTGCTCTTAATGATTTTGATGTTAGCTTACCTCGATACTATGTTATTGAAGATGTAGGTCGTGCTTCAGAAGGATTTTCAGTTACTTGGTTCCCACATCTATATAGATTAAAATTAAAACGTGTAACTGATAGTCAACAATTTGCATCAATCTTTGATCAACCAGCTAAGGACATTAATGGAGATCCAGTAGGAGCGGGTACTACACTTAAAGATTTACTCAGTACATTTAATACAGAAATTGAGATCAATGCACAACTTGTGGCGCAAGCCGAAGCTGATGCTCCAACAAGTGGTTATGAAACTCGCCAATTTTACACATTGTCAGTGGATCCTACAACAGGCAAGCCTCGTTTAGAAACAGCAGATGAAACTGATTTAGATGCTAGTCAAATGAGTTATCGTGCCAATGACAACAATGCTCGTCCAGTACGCACAGGCTACACTGGTTATTTGATAGGTGATGGATTTCCAGTTAACGGTTACGACTTTGGATTTGGTATACAGTTTCCTCAACAACCAGGTACCGACGATTTCTTTTTGCGTACAGATTTTTATCCTAACAGACTATTCCGATTTGATGGGCCAACGCAAACATGGATGAAAGTTGAAGACGCTGTGCAAATGACCATGACCAACAATGATACGCGAAACACACAAAAGACCGGATTTATTAATAATAGCAATTATACCTATACTGGAAAAATTGCTACCGACGCGATTACACTAATTGAAGGTCAAACAGTTATTGATACTAATATTGTGTATGCCACTGGATCTCCTGCACTATATGTGGTGATCAAACAGGGTGTTACACAACTAGAATATGCTGTTAGCGATTATCCAGCATTGACTAG